GGGTTATAAAACTGTCAACACCTTCAATTGATAATATAGCACGATTTAATTCTAACACATCAATCGTCGCGCCAAGGGTCATATTCTTGCGTGAGAAGTAACTAGTGATTATGTCGTTGACATTATTAATAATGGAGGAATTGTCAATATTAGTAAATTGGGATTTTGTGATAACGATTTCGGCATTGCCAGCATCGTTTATGTTAATATTTCGCTCAGAGAATGGTACACCCAAATCAAATGCCAGATAAAGCGGATCCATAATGACTGGCTCAACTGTATGCACCTTTGCCTTTGAATTTAGTGTGGTATTAAGAATGAGTTGTTTTTGTGCTGGGGAGAGGAAAGAATTATATGCCGTATTAGCTAGCTGTCTTGGCACTACAAAGATGTAAGCATTATTAAAATTGCAAGCATCTGCGAATGTAATTTGGTTATATAATACTCTGCTTTCTCTGGAAGGGTCAGTCAATCCATATTCATACATTCTCTTCATATAACCATTAATGAATGTATCATTATCAACGACGATTACATCTTGAACCAGATTGGCAAAATTAGTCTTAACATAGTTGGTAAAATCTTCTTGTGTCACCAGTCTATATTGTGATCTATATGCTTTAGGCGCATTTTTGCGAATTTGATCTACAGTTTCTGGTTCACTAGAGTATGTAGAAGGGTATTTGTTGCTGAACAACAACTCAGCAAATTGATCATCAGCTAGAGTGGATGTCTGGAATGTATTGGCTGTAATGTTGCTGTAAGACAGTGAATTAAATGGTACTAAACTTGCACCATTCAATGCACCCGCACCTACTTCACCATCTTCTCCTAAAGTAGAAAGATAAAAAATAGAGACTTGATCACCTGTATTCAATTTGGATCCGTTTATGTCATCCCCAAACTTTAACTCATATCTCTTATTTTCATTAAAGCGAATTTCGTATTTTTCAGCTAATGGTTTCTCTAGATAGAATGAGGGTGTTTCCACCCATCGGCGCCATGTGTTGCTATCATTTCTTTTAACATATACATGCACATTAAAGTGGTCTACTTTAGTGTTTGAATCGGCAATTAATAGCACTGTTTCATTGGTATCACCAACTGCTGTGATTAGTGGATATTCACGGAACTTGCCTTGGTATAGAAGCTGTTGAGTTGATAACTCTGTGAGATACTCTACATCAGAAACTGTCTTGACAAATGACACATCATTTACTATTGAGTAGTTAATATCACCCACAACATTAATATAGGAATATCGCGGTATTGTATATGTGCCTATTGGTAGATCAGCTGAGGCGCTCAGGGAGAAGTTAAGACTAGATGAATGATATCCTTGAGGGTTATAATCATTTAGCTTTACCACTCTGTTCATATTTTCATATATGTCAGATTCGGTAAACATTCCGGCAGTTGATGTACGGTTTAAATAGAATAACAACGAACCGAACGCCATCGCCATAAAATCATTTAAAACAGCTAGATTGGAACCTTCGGTGTTTTGTTCTGTAAAAATGCCTGACTGATTTAAGCGCTGTTTGAAGTATTCTTTCAAGGAGAGCGGATCGAATGCTGCATAAGCATCGCTCTTTAAAGGTAAGGTAGCGTCTCTTTGTATGGTACTCATCTGTTGTATTATTTATTGTAGAAGTACACACCATTAACCGGTGATATAGTGCCAAAGATGTTAATATCCTTGTTAAGGGGTTTGATATGGAAAATAATCTCTATTTCAAAAGAACCTTGTGTCGCATTTGGTGTAATGAATACTTTATCAATTTTAATATTTTCATTGCGACCATCAGGCGAATCGAACATACCATCTGTAATATTAAAGACACTGTTGTAGATAGTTTCGCCCAGTTCGCGCGCAACTCGTTCTGTAATAGGTTCAAATATAAACCGCTTTAGATTAAGGCCGAATGTTGGGTTCAAATATAAATCACCAGGGGAACAAGAAAACAAGTTAACCAGATATTCCTTAATAGCAGCTTCATCTGTTGCTATTTCTATATCTGTACCATTAACCATTTTCTGGTTAAAATAGTAAGGATTGCCCACCTTAAGCAGATTTAAATCCATCTTAAGATCTATGAATCTGTAATTTTTGCGCACAGATGTCTCGACGTTAGTTGGATTTATCTCAACTCGTGTCGCATTTTTTATTTTAAGGTTGACTGCCATTTAAAATATTTATGCATTGAACATAAATATATACATGAGCCAATTCAATTCAATTTTCGAGAGCGTCCTTAATAGATACCAACAGAGAGGCATTCTTGAGGGTGATGTTGTTAGATTAAAGAAGAACTGGAAGAAGCATGATTATTTTACCGATGCGGCTTCCAACTTCCTTAATCTAATAGAACATCTAGGTCAAAATGGAATGCGCATTCGTGTCACATCTATTGCTACTAACCATTCAGGAAATGGAATGATTCGTGATGGCAAAATCTTTGCTGATATCGTAGAAGAAAAATCTCCTGGATTGTGGTATAATCCAGCTACAGTACCTTTGGATGTTTTAGAGTTCGTTGCTAATCAAAACGACTCGTTCCAGGTTCCGCTTCAAGGCCAAGGTAAAGACGACTAATTTAGTCTACCCAAAGATTGAGGGTTCGGAGAAATGCTTCGGCGCGTTGGGCGGTGGAGAAAAGAACGTGCGAGTTTCCGTCTGAAATGCTATGCATCACCAAATAGTTAATATAGGCATCTTTGACATTTCCTGTCAGCACCTCCTCTGCCTCGTGCATGGCATTAAGATCATTTAAATAATCAGGTGGTGACATCATGCACGATTCTCTATCATTTCTATAAGCTTTAGCGAATATAGAATCAGAAAACGGCCAACCTTCTGGTGAAGTCCATCCATAAGGTAGAATTTCATCAGGTCTACCATAATAGCGGATAACTATCCCTCTCTTCCACCCGCATGCTATTGCGATGGCATCTTGCTGTAATTCGGCATTCATGGGAATCGGCATTCTATAATAGATGACTCGTCTACAATACCTATATTAGTATGATACGAATACTCATGCTCCCATGATTCTATCTTGGGAAGATATTCGACGACGCCAATAACAAACTTGCTGTCTTTATAAAACCTAACCCAGCATCCTACTTTATATTTGTGTTTCATAAGTTTCAGAATTCGGTAAATGCTGGTGATGTTACAAATAACGCACCAGCAAGAACATATAAAGTTGCGCCTGTTGCTATTAATCCAACATCAATTAGAATTGATGCGGCAATGGCGGCAAATGTAATTACTGTTGCCACTACAATACGTTTTTTCAGTGCAGTCATAATACTCCCATTAGTTCAAGGTAACATGCCGTTGTATTAATCTCTTGATCCATAACAAATCCATTTTGAAAGAGATACTTGCTAATGATGAGCATGGAATCTCTTTTCTTCTTTTCATCTTCCAACACAAATGCCACATTAAACAAATTCTTTAATAGGATATTATAATCATTATTAAATTCCATAGACCTACCAATGACATATTCACGAATGGTAGTAATGGACTTTTTGGTTTTAATCATTTCCATGATTTCAACAGCAATACCATTAGACAGATCTCCAGCATTTCGGATAACAATTTCGCCACCAATAATTGATTGCTCAATGGCACCAATAATGGTACGCATATCAGGATAATGCTTTTTAACCAATTGACCAATGAATACTTTTTGATCTGTATCAAGTTTAATATGCTCAGCCTTAAGAATATTAACCACACGACCTAAAACACCTTTAATTGGCGGAACCAGATCAATGCGCTGACATCTTGATTGAATAGGTTTAATGACCTTTGCAATACTATTACATGTAAGGATAAACCGACACACCTCACTATACGTCTCCATTACATTACGGAGCGCGCCTTGTGCAGCACCATTACTATGTGCATCAATTTCATCCAGAATGACAATCTTAATAGCATTATCGCTCATTGATACAGTCTGCGCAAAGTTTTGGATCTTATTGCGTACTGTATCAATACCAGATTCATCCGA